AACTTCCATTGTAATGATACCTAATTTCTCATTTCTCTGTGTTACATCGTAGATAAAAACGAAGTTATTGGTTTTTTTACCTTTGAGTTTTTGTGCATGTTCAAGTTCTACTGAATCTGTAGTAACTTTTACGGCTTTGCCGTTTAAGAGAAAAACTGTTCCGTAATCTCCTGATGGTTTGTTGCTAATATATACTCCTCCTTGATTTTTAATTTTATCAACCTCATTCTCAAAATCAGGATCATATTGAAGAACTTCTCCTAATGTGATTCTGTGTTTTTTCATATTAACAATTTTAATCTAATCCAGATGACTTTCCGGCTTTTCTTTCTTTATCTAGCCAACGTCCTTTGGCGTTTGTATAATCCTCTTTGTCTTGTATAAATTTACTATCGTGTACTTTTACTTTATCGAACCATGCTGTTGCATGAGGGTAGAACCTTATTTCTACATTACCATATCTGCTTTTAATATCTACTTTCCAGCGTTCTAAAGAGTCTTCATTTCCAATCATTACCATACTATCGGATGGTTCGGGAAATGCTACTGATGATCCGTAATTTCCATCTGTTATTTTTGGAAATATATGTTTGACATTTTCAAATTCAAGATCATTTAGATCATAACCAATCATATTGATCTCATCTTTATTAATCTCCTTTATTATTTTACTTAGTTTCATTCTTCAGGACTGTGTGCTTTAGTATAAATAGCTTTTATGAATGTATTCTAAGTAAAAGATTTACTATATTTAAAAACTGTCTCTATGCATTTGAAATAACTGTACGTATAAATACACTAGCTATCGATGGCGGCAGTCATAAACACGCTAAAAACCTAGTGTATTACTTTGCTCTATTTAAAGTCTTTGCGGTAGAATTTACCTAAGATATTATCGTTGATGTGAGAACTTAATTCATCCTCCAATACTCCACTCACCATTAGGTGTTTGGTTTCAAAATAGGTAAGTAGTTTTTTATTAGGGACAAACTGTAGTATTCTTTTCTCCCAATTCTCAGAAGCATTATCTTCTTTAGATAGTTTTAGTATCTCTTTCTGGGATCCGTAGTAGTATAACCAGTCTGATTCTGTTATTACTTTTTGTTTGGCTGGGGTTCTTCCTCCTATTCCTTTTGCCTTTCTTTCTAATCTTAACTCTTCTAAGGCTTTTTTACCAAGTCTTTTATTCCTTTCGAAATAAAGAACTTTCTTTCCTATGTATTTTACATCTGTTGGTTTGTGGTAAACCTCGTAGATGAAACCATAAGTTCCTTTTGGCATGTCTGAAATAGATGTGATTAACCTTCCTTGGTGAGACCAAGTAGGTACTGTTGGCATATTTTCCATAATTATAGATTGGTCGCTATAAACGAGTTTTTAACTCATCTATCTGTAACTGCTGCTCTTTAATTGCTTCAATTAATAACGCGACAATTTTATCATAACGTACTGCTTTGAAACCCGTTTCTCGAGTTTGTACTATTTCGGGTAGTACTTTCTCAATCTCTTGAGCTATTACTCCTATATCCCGGCCTGTATAAAGGTCTTGTTTGTTATTCCAATCAAATGTTACTCCATTAATTTGAGATAGTTTCTCTAATGGTGATTCAATTGGCACTATATTATCTTTTAGGTTTCTATCTGAAGACTGGTATGCTATAACATCTCCTGATGCTGATATTGCTCCTTTAACTAACATACCGTAAGGGCTATCTCCTATTGAAGAAGATATTATTAAACTACCTGATACAGTAACGTCAGTAGCAAATTTTTTCTCTCCTGTAAATGTCTGAGCTGTAGTTAGGTGAGCTGTATCTGAGTCTAAGTATGCTGATGCTATGATAGTGCCTTGCCATGCTCCTGTTCCTATTGTGCCTACCGTGGTAATACTCGCTTGAGTAAAGTGTTCATTTGAGGCAAAGTTTGTTGTTGCATCATGGTTTACTTGAGCTGAGCTTGTAATTACACTATCTCCTAATTTTCTTAATATTGTACCATCAACTACTATATCATGTGCATTTGCAGTAATTCCATCTCCACCTACAACGTTGATAGTAGCACTAGCGCCTAAAGCTGCGCTTCCTCCACCTGTCAAACCATCACCAGCAACATAACTAACTGAATCATTTGCAAGTTGTGAATTTGGTATAGAACCACTTACAACACCATCGGCGTCTAATTTAGTTTTTACATTTGAATCAAAATTTGTAACTGTATCTGCATTTACTTGAACAGATGAAGAAACTACTCCGTCTAAATTAAACAGAGTATCCATCTGAGCTGAAGATGAAACTATTCCTGTTGGTAGTGCTGATGCTACTCCATCTGTAAAAGTTCCTGATGTTGTGTCGAGTGTGATAGCTCTTGAAGTTACTATCGTACCTCCGCCTGTTAATGCTCCTGTTCCTGTTATGCTTACACCAGAATGATCAATATGGTCATTAGCTACAAAATTAAGTGTACTATCATGATCGACTTGTGCCGATGCAGAAAATACATCAGTAAGACCTTGGAAGCCTTCAGAGGCTGTTATTGATCCTACTATTTCTAAGTCATCTGTTATATAAAGTGACCCAGTTAATTTTGAGCGAGTTGATGCCATACTATTAGGTTATTCTGATTTGCACAAAGTTTCCATTTCGATAAAGACCCCCTACTGGTACTCCACCACTTGCGGCTGCTGTATCATTACCGTATGTAACGGCGTTTACTTCTGTTAAGATTACATGGCCATCTTTAATAGTCATTGCTGTGCTACCTGTATTAGTTAGTGTAAACGAGCCTGAGGTATATAAACTTCCTGTTACATCTATAGAACCTGAAAATTGATGTAAGTCTTGAGAGTCGTTTCCAAATACACTAGACCCCGATTGTTGTATAATAGATGAAGAAACATACTCAGTGTGAAATTCTTGAGCTGTTATGTTTTCAGTGATTACTAACGAGCCAGTAATTGATGCAATGTTATTTCCGTTTATAGAGCCGCTATAATTTGTCCACGATGGTGATGCATTAAACGTTTTCGTAGGACTTGAGCTCTCCGAAGTGTGTAATGTTAAATCACCTGTGAGTGGATTTACAGAAGATGAGTTATAAACATAACGAAGGTTATTATCCATCTCCGTCTGTGTTAACGCACTTCCTTTTAGTACTCTTAATTTGATTTCAGGCATAGTTAATTAATTTACATATCTAATTTTATTACAAATGTCATATCAGTATTACCGGACTTTGGTAATGGTTGACCTAATTTAGCTACTGCTAATAATTCATTTGCGTCATTATACAATCCTACAGTTGTAATGTAAGGATTAAATTCGTTTCCTAATACACTATCTTTTAATGTACCATCAGTGTCTTCCACTGCTGTTGGGTGTTGGGTAAAATTAAGATCGTGATCTTTTACTTTACAACGTATGTTATATGTATAAATAGGATGAGATGCTTTCCAGCTAATATCTAAATCCTCATTTACTAAATTTGTTGAGCTTTCTGAGGTGATAATTACAAGACCGTGAGGGTATATTACATCCCCTAATTTGTAACTACTTGTAAAGTTTAATGCAGATGATGCAGATATTATTAAGTTTCCTTCTCCGTCATCTATAAACTCTCTTCCTGTACCGGTTCTAATTAATTCTTCTAATAAAGGTTCTTGAACATACTCTCCTTCTACATACTCTCCATCTGCACCTTCGTAAAATGATCCAGAGTAGGCTTGTTGGGCTGTGCTGCCAGATATTTTCATTACGAAAGATCCAGGTTTAATATGTGTACCTACATGCTTTCTTGGTATAGAGATTATACTAGCCTCAGTATCTAGTTTTCTTGATCCGGTAGAAAATCCCGATTGGAGGAAATTATCAAAAGAACCGGACTGTGCTTTTTCACTTCCTGATATAAAATTAGAGTAGTATAGTTGATTAATGCTTTTGAACACTAGGGTGTTATTCCTTGTGTTACTGTTTAGGGTAGAAGTAGAATCAAAGGGGGATGTATAATACTCTCCTGAGCTGCTATATGCAAAGAATGTATCTACTCCGAATGTCTGTAACCCATTAGGTGCGCCACTTTCTGAGATGGCGTTATAGCTCTTATGAGCTACATAAGATGTTACAAAGACATCTTGTTTGTTTAATTTTTTGTAAGCACTCATTCATTAATAATCTAACTTTATTCTAACTAAGGCTTCTTTCGTAAAATCTTTTAATAATGGTTTTGATAGTTTAGCTGTTGCTAATAAATCATTGTTGTCATTATATATACCTACAGTCGTAATATACGATTGAGGACTATTAATCATTACATCGTGTCTTAGTTCTCCAGATCCACTTGTGTTAGAAGGATTTGATGAATAGTTAAATTCTGCATTTCTTGCTCTAACAAATACTAGATTAGAAGAAATTGTTTCTTCTCCATTTAGTTTAAATGAAGCACCGTCTACAACTGCATTAAATATTTTACCTGGATTGGCTCCATTTGCATTATTACCTCTTACGGTTCCTAGTGTTATACCTCCTAAAGAGCCTGTAGCATCTAGTGCCGATGCATTAAGTAGTATAAGTCCTACGTCTGGTAAGAATTTACCGTAAGACCCATAAGTACCGTCTTTGGTGTAGCCTGAGCTGTTATTAAAGTTACCTGTTGTTACAACGTTTCCTAAAGATCCTGTTACAAGGTCGTAAACTCTACCTGCATCTGAAAATGTAGTTGTTGTTACTTGGTTACTATTATCGGTTAGTACTATTCTTTCGTTAGCGTTTGATGGGCATTTTAGTGTTAAAGCTAATGTACCTGGGAGTAGTTTCTCTTTATATCTAGCTCTTTCAACTGATATGGCGTAAAAATACGAACCAGAATAGTCTCCAAATACAAAGCTGCTTTCTTCATTTGCTAATACCAGTGATCTATATTGACCGAAGACAGTTGAACTAGGAGTTGATCCTGTTACTGCTGTATTAAAATAAGCTGAACCAGACCCCTTTTCATCAGCGTATGCTAAAGAAAATTGAACGGCAGCTGTTGAATCGTTACTTGCTGTTTGGTATACGTTGTAATAGTACTCTCCTGATGCACCTGCTACCTGGGTAGATGATGTAATGAAGGTTGCTTGCTCAGTAACTGAGTTGCTCCATATTGTTGAAGTAACAGATTCAGCACTAATTACTACATCCTGAGGATCAAATCTTTTATATGACATCTGTTATATATTAGTTAGTTTTAGTAATTGTAACCGGTACCGTAATTCTTGCTCCTGAATCTCTACCTATTACTGTTACTGTTGTTTGTAATGTTGTTACGGTTCCAAATAAAGTATTAACAGCTGTTGCAGTCATATTTAATGAGGTTCCTATTACGGTTTTAGAAATGTTAGTTCCTATTGTCTCTGTGTTATTTAGTCTCTCAGCTTCTTGTGTATTAACACCCACTCCTGTAAATGTACCTAATACTCTAGCGTCTGCTATTGTAGCTGCATATCCGTTAGCTTCGAATGTGTTTGTTGATCCAAGATAGTTTAACGTTTGAGGTGTAATCGCTAAAGATGCTCCTTGTTTTAATGAAATAGCAGCATAACCTAAATCTAGTATAGGTACTTTTGAAGTACCTCTTGGTAGAGTAGTCAACTTATATTTCATTATTTGGGTTTCGTCTGGAAATGCTTCTAGTAAGGGCATGTTTTCTAATGCTTCTCCGTAGTACGCAGAACCTGAGGGATGGTTTGGATTATAAAGTGTATAGTCTATTTCGTCATCTGATAAGGCGAATTGTGTTAGTTTGAAAGAACCGTCCCCTCTAGCTAACAATTCTCTTCCTTTTTTGGTAAGAATCGCATCGACGGTTACAACTGAGTTATTTAAGTATCCCATTTTTGTTATTAATTAATTTATTATAAATATGTTCATTATTTAATTTATGTTATCTTTATACTAAGGAACCACTGATTAAAGCTCCTTTTTCGTTAGTTGTTGCTACGCCACCTGTTTCTAATATATAAAACTTAGAGTTAGGAACACGTATGTATCGTTTAATACCTTCATTCCAATCATAAATATGACTACCGGATGTAGGGTATTTACTATATTCTGTAAAGAAATTTACTTCGGTTGATGAAGAGTTATTGTTTAAAATATGATAAACAGATCCTGAGTTGGAGCTACTATAGAAGATTCTTTCAGTTTCATCATCTTTAAAGTTAAAGTAAAAGTTTTCTATTTCTCTTTCGTTTGGATTAATATTTCTTATTGTTGAATCATCTGCGAAGAAATCATGTCTAGAACCTTTAAAGGATATAAAAGATAATGATGGCGGATCTTCAAAGAAGATTGGTGTTGTTGTTGTATTTCCAATCTGGTTATATGATGTGCCTATTGGGAATAGTTTTGATCCATTATACCTACCGTTTATCCATCCAGTGGAACTATAATTAGACTCCTGTACTTCGGCTTCTAAGCTTCTAGAGGTGGCATTTTCTAATGAAGCAGTAATTTGCTCAAGGTTATTTGGTTGTAATTGACTTCTATCTCTATCTACAGAAAACCTAAAGTGGGATGTTAAAGGTTGGGTTGCATTATTTTCTGTTGCTTCGTATTCACTTAAGTCAATTCTACCTTCTACAAATGGTTCCATATAGACTGTTTTGTCTACTCTGTTACCACTTCCTGTTATTAAGTTATTAAAATAAGGATCTCCCTTTGTATATGTTGACGAACTTAGTAATAAGCCATTATTATCCTGTGCTTCTAGTCTTTCAAATTGTATAAAGTAATAACCGGTCTTTCTTGTTAAATTTAAGGAGCTGAAATCTAAACGTGATGGTGATTGTGTTAGCTGCCCTGATGATGACATAAAGATAGTAAGGTCATTAAGCTGGTTTAGTGCTCCTTCTACTTCAATTGCATTATCACTTTCGAATGGAATTGATACAGCCATTACAACATAATCTCTAAACTCTCCTGAGATTAGGTTAGAGGAAGACATTAGTATATTAATAGACCCGTCTACTGGTTTTTGATTCGAGAATTCAAGTAGATTAATTGCCATTATTTTATGTTGTGTGTTAGTATTCCGTTGGCGTAATAAACATCATCATCTTCTACATTTAATTTATACACGTTTCCGTTATATTCTTCTTGTGTTATAGAAGTAATTTCTACTAAGTCACCATTAATGTTCTCAAAGTAGTCTCCTATTTGTACATTAGTTGCTTTTTGTATTAACCATTCAACACCTCTTTTTACTATGTGTAAGTGTCCTGCTGTAGTTTTTATTAATCCATTATTGAAGTTCCAAACAAAAGGACTAATAGTTGATGGATTATTTGTTACTGTTGCTGTAGAAGGATTACCGTCTATATTACTACTATGCCACTGTGTAAGTGTTACAGGATCATCTGAGTCTACTAATGTTTCAATATGTTTAGAATAGACTGTGTTCCCTATTTCTAAGTTCTGCACTGGTGTTGTTTCTGATATAGATATAGATATTGATGTTCCTTCTATAACACAATTATCTGCGCAGTTTTGAATTGAGGTTACATAACCACTACTGTTTAGTGTTACTAAGTCATTATACCCGCCTAATCCAGATGCTCCATTTTGGTAGTATCCAGCAGCGGTTGTTACTGTTCCTGTACTATTATTATAAATTCTATCTCCAGGTGATGGTTGTCCAGATCCGTCATGCCAGTGGTTTACAAGACTTCCGACAGGGCTACAAGCAGAGACTAGGGAGGCTCCTGGTGGGAACAGTTTAACCAGTGTTAGGTTCAATGCTGATGTAGATGGTGTTATAGACTTACTTGGTGTTACACTTGGTGTAATAGATACGGATGGTGTAGCTGATACGGATGGTGTAACGGATACTGAAGGTGTAACTGATACGGATGGTGTTCTACTTGGTGTAATAGATACGGATGGTGTAACGGATACACTAGGTGTAACTGACACTGATGGTGTTCTACTTGGTGTTACCGTAACTGAAGGTGTGACTGATACGGATGGTGTAACTGATACG